TTGTTTCACATTCTCCTTTACCTTGAACACTTGAGTTCGATGTTTGATAAATTAAAGGATATATTGTTTTAGCTTCTTTTGAATATAATTCTAGTTGTTTAAGCAAATGTAACTTGTTCCCCCATTTGTAAACAGTAGTAAAACCATCTATCAAAGGCAAATTAACAAATAAAGTTTCTAAAAACTTTTCTACAACTATCATAATCCAAAATAATTTAAAGGTGTTTTATTGGTAAAAAAAGTAGTATCATACAAATCTCGGTTATTAGTCAAGTATTTATACAATGTTAATTCATTACCACTCCTTGTATCTCCAAAACTGATATACTGTCCATTCCAATTACTTGAAACATCTCCGTTATCATACATCCCGTTACCTACATACATTCTCACAAACTTGTTCCAAACAGTTACTTGCTTTACGCTAGGGTCATTTGTTTTTGAATTTTCAGCCATTGGTATTTGCATACCTGTAGTTGAATAAGTTTGAAAGTCCATTCCTAAGTAATAAAAAAACACATAATAAGCTATTAAACTTACTTTTTTTGTGCCAATTGTATATCTTAATCCTTTCCAATCATCTTTTCCATCAACTAAATCTACCCATTTCTGAATTGGATTTTCAACCCAATCTCCATTTGGTTCAAATTGTGCATTTAACTCTTGTAGTTGTTCATACCCTAAAATATCAAGTAGTAATGATTGCTCAATACTTTCAATTTCCTCGTTTAACTGTGTCGTAGCAGACGGTGATACACTACCTATACTAGGTTGTGCAACTGAATTAGGAATATATAATTCCTTAGTTTGAAAGTATTGAGCATTTATTATCATTATTTCTCTATTACGGTTGAAGTCATTTCTGGAGTTTTCTCTTTTATCTTCGCATCCTTAACTAATTTTGCTAATCCTTTTGCGATTAACTTATCAGCATGTACTTTATGAAGTAAATGAGTGTTTCCGTCTAATTCTACTACTTTATAATCCGATGCTTTATCGAATGTAGCAGTCCCTACAATTTTAACTTCTTCTTCTTTGATACTGAAATTTGACATATATTTAAAGTTTTTAAATTACGGTTTTAATAATGCAGCTCTTACTGTTGAAAGTGTTACTGCCATAACTCCTGGCAAGTTGTTTTTAGCAATTCTCAAAATAGAGAATACCTCTCCAACTGCTGATTTTTGGTTTTTAATGAATTGATCATTGTAAGTACCAAATCTTAAAATAAAATCAGAGTGCATTTCACGATATACAGAGCTATCCATTACCACAGCAGTACCCAAAGTAATTGCGTTTGAAGATACAACTCTCATTCCGTTAATTTGTCCATTTTGCATGTAAGGCAATAATCTTGAATTACCTTCTGTATCTTGCGTAAACATTGTAGTTACAATATCACTTGGGTGCATTAAAACTACATCTGCATTAAAGTTCATTCCGTTAATTACAGATTGACAAGCAATAACAGCTAAACCATTGTCAGGAATAACCAAAGTGTCATCCATTACAGAAGTTGTATAAGCTGTACCATTTGAAACAATTGTAGAAATCAATCCGTTGTTCCAAGCTCTTACTACTTTTTCTTCAAACATTGCAAGAATTTCATTGTACAACATTTCGTTATCCATTTCAAATTCTTCTGTCCACTCGATATGCGCAGCATATTTCTTACGCAAAGTAAGTGTTCTCAAGAATGTATCTGATACTAATGGTTTAGTACCACCCTCTGCAACTAAAGCAACAGCTCCTTCAGCAGTAGCTTGCTCGTTTTTAATAATTTGTTGTGGAACTTTTGCAACTTGTCTGTTAGAAATAACATCTAATATAAAATTCTCTGGATAACGAATTTTAGAAATTTCACTTTCAAACTCGTAGTTTTCGTTTAATGGCAATAATACACCTGTATCATTTGCAACTGCAGTACTAGCAGTATAAATTGCAGCAGCACGTTTTGCATTAAAAGTAATTTCTAAATCTTTACCATTTCTAATAGCATCTACAATATCATTGTGTTGCTCTCTTACCATTTTACGAAGTTGAAATTTCTCTAAGTTAGAAATTTGTCTAACATTGTTTTTTTCAACTTTCTCTAATCCTTCCGCAAGGTTACGCAATTGCTCTGCAACTGTTACTGTTTCTCCTTTTTCGTTTTTTTCTTGCGCACCTAAAACGCTTCTTAACGCTTCGGTTAAAGATTTCGAATAAGCTTCTTCTTGTTTTTTTGCTCTCTCATTCATTTCGTTTTCAATAGCCGAAACAAACTTTATTTGGTTCTCATCCAAAATAGCACCGCCTTTTTCTAAGGCACTTCTTAAATTTAATGCTTCCATTGTTGTTGTTTTTTTAAAAAATTGTTACTTTACCTTTGTTTGTCTCTACAACATCTTCTGTTTTAGGAGTGTTCGTCACGGCTCTTGTTGCTAAAAGATTGTGTAAATCGTTTATTTGTTCTGCACTAAATTTATCTAATACAGCTCTTTCTTGTAATTGATTAAAACTTCTTAATTGCGCATTTTCATCACTAGAAAATGTTACTAATGAAATTTCACCTAATTTTATTTCTTTAAGAATATAAGCATCGTTTGTAGCATCATATTCTGTTTTATCCCATATATAGTTAAAGCCATAAGATAATTGCCTTAAAACGCCTTGATTGACTTGATTTACTACGTTGTTTGCATATTCAACACCTTCAATTATATCTCCTTCAAAATACAACCCATAATCATCCTCTTGCAATACCGTAGGTCTACATAAAGGTTCTGTTTGTCTATGTTGGTTTAAAACTAAAATAGGATTTCCACTGGTGCTTCCTACTCCTCTAGCATTAAGACTATTTAATGTTGCACCCTTAAGCACAATTTCATTATAGTCATTCTTGCTCCCCCAAACAATAGCATAACCTTTTACTTTTCTATCCTCTGTTATCTCTAACTTTGCACGACTAGCATCTAATAATGTAGATACTGGATTTTTAAATAAATCCCTTTGTGCCTTAAATTCTTTTATTTTATTTTCCATTGTACCTTTCTTGAATTTTTAAATATGCTTCGTCCATATCTATACCGTTAGCTTTTAATTTGTCTAAATTGTCAATCATTAAACTATCTGCCTCAAATCCTGCTTTTTTGTCCTCTTGCAATGCTTCAATACCACTAAAATTAGGTTCAAAACTCCATTCCTCTGGCAAATAAAATACTTTATTTAATGTTTTAGCCACATCAAAAGCAGTTCCTTTAACTACGTTTTGCCAAAAACTCTTTTCAGCTATCATCTGATTACTAAAAGTAGCATTATCTTTCTTTGGTATCAACTCTTTGTTTACCCCAAATACACCTGCTATCTTAATAGCATTTTCTAATGTTTCATCAAATGGCTCTAATTCTTTTATAGTACCCAAAGTTTTTATAAACTGTAATGGCACACTTGACATTCCTATAAAATTTTTGTCACCTATCAAACCATTTCTGTCTTGTAAGTCTTTTAGAATCGTATCTCTAGTAATTGGATCAATAGCTTCTTGCAAACTCGCACCACCTCCTCCAACTGGTGCTTTAGCTAATATCCCTGCATTACCATTCTTTGCATACACATTGTACCTCGCTTGGTAAACAGCCAATATGTTATTGATATTTTTCTCGCAAGCAAACAAAGGACTTTTCCCCGTTCCACTTTGTGTAATACCTAAAGCAGTATTATGAAGTACATATCTTGGTTGTAACCTATGCTCGTAAAAAAAGAACGTTTTATAATAATCAACAATATCTCCTATTGTTTTCATTAAAAAAGGATTAGATATACTCTTTTTTAATACAGGCTTTGTTAAATTAGGTCGTAATACCCAAATATTACTAATATTATCATAAGTTGGATTTACTATACTTTCAGCAGTCTTTGTGTAAAAATAACTATTCCCATCACTTAACCTACTAAATATATCTTGATAAATAATATCACTTAACTTGTCTAATGGATTAGGACTATCTAATAACCTTTTTAGATTCCCTGTAGGTGTAATTATCTCTTGGGTTTGCTTGTTTACAATATCATACTTAATATTAGCACATCTTTCGGCTATCGCATCAATTGGTATAAATATTTCAGCTATGGTATTAGCCAACTCATAAGCTCTCTCTTGGTCAAACTTTATAAGCCTATCGCCATTCGCATTTTGTAAATACTGATTAAAATAACTTAACCAAGCACCATCATTCTGCAACTCGGCATACCCTTTTGGGGAACTATTTTTTTTACCAAATAAAGACCAAGCCATTCAATATTGTTTAATTATAAAAAAATTATTGCTACAAATATATAAAATTAATTAACCAAATAACAAATTTTTATATTTTATCTTCAATATGTTAGCAGCACTTGCCAAACTATCAATCGCATCCTTTTTATGCGCATTACTACTTTCCCTATCATAACCACAAACATGATTGATAAATCTCGAATATTCAACATCCTCCTTATACCTTTCATCAAACACAAAATGATTCTTTATAAACTCACTGTTTGATAATATCCTTGCCTCTTTTGGTATTGTTACCGTAAACGGCTTTACCTTAGTCGTATTACTCAAATCCCTCTTTAACAACATAAATGCAGCAGCTCCTATCCCATTTACTTCCAAAAATACTTCCTCTATAAAATGTTCCCTTGTTTTGTCTATCATCCTATCATTTACTATCTCTATACCCTCCTTACTATGAACTACAGCTTTTACAAAACACAACAACCTACCCTCTATTATAGCAACATGCATAAACGGAATACTGTAATAATCCCCACCCACATTCGCTGGGTCGCCAACCGCAAACTTCCAAACTATACTATCAAACGGAATATTACTGAAATTCCAAAACTTTAAACTCTGTAATGGCAATAACTTCCCTTTTAAGTCTTGTGGATTCTGCTGATACTGCGTTTCAAATACATTCTCGTCAATCTGCCGAATATTGTTCAACTCCTCCAATGTTTGCTTAAACTCCCACAACGCATGCTCAACCCCAAACTCATCAACAGTAATACACGGTATATCTATAAACTCCCACTTATCTTCCTCTGTCTCCTTTAAATACCCTATCAAATCATTACTATGTAATCTTTGCCCTATTACAATAATTGGCGTGTCCCTACTATTTGTCCTAGACCTTATCGTATTCTCAAACCTCTCGTTTACCCTTTGCCTCTTTAAATCACTCAAAGCATCATCAGGCTTTAAAGCATCATCAATAATAATAGCTCCAGCAAATATATTCCTCTTTTCATCAGGCATCGCACCCAATATATCCCTATCTACCTCTCCTGCACCAAACCCCGTTATCTGTCCTCCTGTTGCAGTAGCATAAACACCCCCACCTGCCGTAGTCGCCCACTTGCTCTTACTAGCACTACTCTTACTCAACTGAACATAAGGAAATATCTGATTGTAATCCTCACTATCTATAAAATCCCTTACACTCTCACTATTATCCTCCGCCAAACTACCACTATAACTCAAATGTATAAACTTACTACTCGGATTATGTGCCAAACCCAATGCTATAAAATTCTTAACAGCCAGCTCTGTCTTACCATATCTAGGAGCTATGCTTATACAAACCCTCTTTAAATCCCCACGCAATATCCTATCCATAGCCTTACATATAATCTCATGGTGACTATTGACAACAAAACCCCTATTAAAACGTTTTTTGAAAAAATATTTAGTAAATAACAAACTATCACTCATTAGCCTAGCTTGTAACACTTGTAAAGGACTTAGAACCATAAAAAAATATTTAATGTAAATTTATAAAAAAAAATTTTAATAAGACCAATTTACTCAATAGAAATATTCCCTTACTATTCTTAGTAAAGTTAAAATGCAAATATAATAAAAAAAATATTAACTATACTACTATTTCTATAAAAAATATTAATCTCTATTTTGGTATTTATAAAAAATATTAATGTAAAAAAGATATAGCCAAAAATTGAAAAAAATTATTTTGGTGTTCATAACACCTCCCCCTTCGCCCTTTCAAAAGTTTTGTTCCCTTTGGCACGCCTCCGCTTGCACCTTCTGAAGGGTTGCGCCTCTTAAATGGTTAACCTTCTGCGGGGTTATTCGCTCTGTCGGCTAACCTTTGCAGCTGTTACCCTTCTGTATGATCTATATCAATAGTCCCCTTGTCGAGTTCCGCCAGGATTTGATTAACTTGCTCCATGTTTAAAGG